ACAATATGGCTTATAATAATAACAAAGGACCACAACATTCTGGAGATATTCAGTTCGAAGGTGATCCAAACGACACACAAATTGATTTTGAAAATGATTTCGTAGCAATAAAAACAAATGGACAACAAAGATTTATTGTGTCAAGCGCTACTATCACAGCGTCTGTAAATATTTCTGGCTCTGGTGATTTTGAGACAGGCGGAAGTCTGACAGCAGACGATAATAATTTTCGCGTTACTGGAAACACAGTAAGAGGAAATGAATTTAGAACCCCAGCAACACGTATAAATTCCACACATGTTTCAAGTTCTCTTAATATCTCCGGCTCTAAGTTTTATGCCAACGGAGTGTTATTAACGCCCGGTGTAGTTTCTGCTGTTGCCAACGGCGTAGATAACAGAGTAGCTACCTTCAGTTCTGCAGATGCCCTCAACGGTGAGGCCAATCTGACATTTGATGGAACAGATTTAGGTGTCTCCGACAAGATCTTTCATGTAGGTGATACCGACACTTACATCAACTTTACAACTGACGATATAAATATCACAGCCGGCGGCGTCAATTTTCTAGATCTCACTGAGGATACTCAAAACGAAGCAACTTTTAATGAAGCCGGCGCCGATATTGACTTTAGAATTGAGTCGGCTAACGACACACATATGATTTTTGTTGACGGCGCAAATGACGCTGTTAGTATCGGTGTTTCCACCGATGCGCCATCGGCTGTGTTAGAGGTTGAAGGTGACGCTGCTCAGGCGAAACCCACACTTACTATTAATCACGCAGAAGATACCAACAATGCTGTTAATATCAACGCAGACGCCATAACAACAGCCAAGGCTTTGCGCATATCTGCTGACGCCTTAACAACTGGTAACGCTCTTTATATTGATGACAATTCAGCAAACACGGGAACAAGAAATACCGCTATGGTGATTCAGAATAATGCTGCAGCAATCGCCGCCACAGCGCTCACAGTTCAGTCAGATGGCGGTGTTACTGGAGTTAATTTAGATAAGAATTACTCGTCCACCGCCGAAGCATCAATAGTCGGTATAAATATAGATTTTGATAAAACCGGCGCTTCCACGACTGACAACAACATGTTTGGTATCCAACTTGACATGGATAATACCACAGCCACCAATGGCAACAATACCATGTATGGCCTATACGTCACCCCGACACTTACACACGCCGCCAATGCCGGAACCCCCGCTGTAAAGGGTGCCGTTATAACTGCAACTGCCGGTTCGAATGGGACGTCTACCGCAACTGGCATGGAACTTACAGCAACTGGTGCAGATACCAATGAGGGTTTAATAATCAATTGTGCGGATGGCGGTAGAGATCTTAAGATTGTCAGTTCTGCTGATACTGGCGATTATTTCCAGATTCAAACCACCACCGCCGGCGCAACTACAATCACAACAGTTGATGACAATGCTGCAGCTGCTCATCTTACATTTAATGTTGATGGAGACATTACTTTAGACCCTGCAGGAGGGGATGTTTTGGTTGATGGTAATGTCTCAGGCTCAGGCACCCTTCAGGCTGTCGGCGCCACCACGCTTGGTAATACTTTATCTGTCAGCGGTAATGTTAACATTGGGGGCCCTAATCTTGGAAATGCAACTCTATATGTCGACCATGATGATAACGCTTTCAGTATTTTTAAATCTCCCAGTCACCCTACTATCCTTGCTGTCACAGGCTCAGGAAAGGTTGCAGTTGGAGGAGCCCATCTAGATGCAAAATTCAATATAACCGGTTCTGATTCTGATATTTTAATTTCTGCGAAAAGTAATTCAAATAATCCAGCATTCAAAGTTGAAGGTAATGGGAATACATTAGTAAGCGGCTCTCTAACTGTGTCTGGTTCATTGAGGGCTAAACAGCTACACATGACCACTCACAAGTATACACCCGGGAATAATACAGCTAACTTTATCAGATTTGACACCAATGGCTCAGATACTTCTGCTGGTGATAATAATAAATTGGTCGCACCTTTCTCCGGAAAACTTATAAAGATTGTAGCTCGTGGCACTAGTGCACCCGGTTCCACAGTAGCGGGCTTGCATAGAAATACAGATGGAAACCAAAATGTCAGTGGAACAGCAACTGAGGAGATAACAGTTAACATGTCTGCAGCTAACACTTCTTTTACATTTACATTTACTGACACTGCAAATTATGGCCCCGGAGACATTGTGGGGATAAAAATTAATCCAGCCAGCGACCCCGGAACTATGGTGCTTACTTCAGTTTGGGAATTTGATCACAATTCTTAACCTGTAGTTAATAAATAATGAATGATTAAAATTGCTTTCCGTCTACAATAATACTATTTATTTCTGAATTATTGTCATTTTAGGAGTAAATTCATGTCTAACCTTCTTAACGAATCCATTGTGGATGCAAAAGCACTTCGCGAATCAGCATTAAAAAACGCAGAATCTGTTGTTATCGAAAAATACGCAGATGAAGTAAAAAGAACCTTAGAGAGTCTGCTAGAGCAAGAAGATGAACTTGGTATGGAAACTCAACCCACTGACGAATCGTCCGTTTCCAATGATGAGGAAGTAGTCGAGGAGCAAAGTGAGGATGTGCCCCTTGCGGCAACTGACGACTTGAGTCAAAATCAAGGAACTAATCTTGATTCAATCCAAACTGAAGGTGAAAATGTTGAAGTCACTTTAGATCTGGGCGCGCTCAAGGAAGCAATTGAAGCATTGTCTAGCGAACTTGATGAAGAAATAGATTTAACAATCGAAGAAGAAGAGAAAGATGACGATGATGATGTAGCTGCTAGAACAGCTCCACGTGACAAGAAAAATAAAGCTGACTTTTTACCGAAAGATGTCAGAGACAAGATTAATGCTAAAGCAAAAAATGAATCTACCACTGAAGAATTAGATGAAGAAATCGAAGTAGATGCTTCTGCTGGCGAGCAAAGTGCCGAAGAAACCAAAGCAGCCGCAGAGCAAGATAAAGATTCAGATGAAGGCGGCTTAGAAGAAGAAATTGACATGGATGGCCTTTTTGATTCAGTAATGGAAAAACTTACTGTTGAAATGGGATATGAATTATCCGGCTGGGCCGGCCGTCCCACATCACAAATTAAGGACGAGAAAGAAAGAGAACTCGCCCATGAAGCCTCAACCGATAGTGAAGAAGAAATAACACTTGAAGAAGAGCAAGAAGAACTTAATGAGTCCAAAAAGTCTGATGAGGTTGTCGAAAATAATGACGATCTTAAAGACCAATTGGTGAATTATCAGTCAGCAATGGAAGAATTAAAAGAAAACTTATATGACGTTAATCTTTCTAATGCAAGACTGCTTTATACGAACCGTGTATTGAGAAATTCCTCCCTTAATGAGCGACAAAAAGATAAAATTGTCGAAGCAATTTCCGGCGCGGGTTCAGTCACAGAAGCTAAAACAATCTATGAAACGCTTCAAAGCACAGTGGAGGCCAAGCCAAAGCGAAGCCCACAATCACTTAGCGAAGCAATAAGTAATAGAACTTCTGTATTAACCGCGTCTCGAAAAGAGACCAAAGCAACTTCTCAGGATCCCTTTGCGGATCGTATGAGAAGACTAGCTGGAATTAAATAAACAATAAATTATAAAAAAAAGGAGGTGATTTAATTATGTCTAGTATTATAGAAAGATTGACCGAAGGTGTTGTCAATCGTGATATGCGTGCCGAAGGCCATGCTCTTCTCAGTAAATGGGAAAAGACCGGTCTTCTTGAGGGGCTTGAAACAGAACAGTCTCGCAAGAACATGGCACGCCTGCTTGAAAACCAAGCAAAGGAACTACTCCGCGAGAGTTCTTCCATGGCTGGTGGCGATGTCGAAGGATTCGCTGCTGTTGCTTTCCCTATTGTTCGTCGCGTGTTCGCTGGCCTCATTGCCAACGATCTCGTCGCCGTTCAACCTATGAGTTTACCCTCGGGTCTCATTTTCTTCCTTGACTTTACAGTCGATGGAAGCCGTCCTTCCCCTGCGAAGCCCGGATACGCTGCAGATTCGTCGTTCTACGGCGGTGGTGTTGTTGGTTCGCAAATCACTGGTGGTATTAACTTAGCCGGTGCAAACAACAGTGCAGGTCCTTACGGACTTAACAATGGTTATGCTTCGCCTACTGGTTCACTAGTAATCAAGTATAGCCAATTAACGTTGGTTGCTTCTGGTTGTGTTGGTGCTGGTGGTGCTGATCCCGGTGGCTTTACCTACGATGGTTTGGGCACCAATGATCAAGCTACTCTTGATAGCCTTTGCAGCTACGATCCTGACTTGTCGGGAACAATGGTTGCAGTTCTTGAGATGACCGGTTCGGCTGCGTTCGAACAGTTCCAAGCTCAAGATCTCACTACCCTGAGTATCATTGCGACTGATAATGATCTTAACGTTATTCAGCCTGTTCGTCGCTTAACCAGACTTTCTTCTGGTTCGACCTCGAATGATCCCGGCACTGCTCAATACAAACTTACTATGGTCGTCCGTCAGGCGTCCGGAAGTGTGTCCTTCGGCGGCGGCTCTGCTGCTACTGCAGGCGGCAGCACAATCATGGGTCTCGTCACCGGTTCTGGAACCGCTGCATTGACCTTCTCTATTGAGGATGATTTAACTAATGGTGGAGCCCTTGGTTCTGTTGTTGGTCAAGCTGATTGGGGACTTGAGAACAATGTTGATATCCCTGAAATCAACATCAAGGTTGACAGCATCGCTGTTACCGCAGCTACCAAGAAGCTCAAGGCTAAGTGGACTCCTGAATTGGGACAAGATCTCAATGCATACCACAACCTTGATGCCGAAGTCGAGTTAACCAGCATTCTCTCTGAGCAAATTGCTCTTGAGATTGATCGCGAAATCCTTGAAGATCTCGTTGTCGGTGCTACCGCTGGAACCCTCTACTGGTCGCGTTCACCCGGTCTTTTCGTGAACCGTGAAACTGGTCAAGAAATTGGTGCAACTTCGGCTGCTCCTGACTTCACCGGTACCGTTAGCGAATGGTATGAGACTCTCATTGAAACTATCAATGATGTTTCCGCTCGTATCCACCGTAAGACTCTTCGTGGTGGCGCTAACTTCATCGTCTGCGGACCTGAAGTTGCGAACATCCTCGAATTCACTGCTGGCTTCCGTGCTTCCGTCACTGCTGACGATGAGCGTGGCTCTGCTGGTGCTGTAAGAGTTGGTGCAATCAGTAAGAAGTTTGACGTATATGTTGATCCATACTTCCTCCGTAACGTGATCCTTGTTGGTCGCCGCGGAACCTCTTTCCTTGAAAGCGGATTTGTGTATGCTCCATACGTCCCACTTCAAACTACTCCTACGATCTTCGGACCTGAAGACTTCGTGCCGCGTAAGGGTGTCATGACTCGCTACGCCAAGAAGATGGTTCGTCCTGATATGTATGGACTGGTTGTATGTCGTGGCCTCGTTGGCGAAAGTGGTTCTTCTACTTGATTTAATCAGTAGCAGAAACTAAATATTTAAAGCCCTCGTCTTGAAAAAGGCGAGGGCTTTGTTATATAAAAAACTATTTACATTCAAGACTATAAAACAGTCTTTCCTATGTTTAATGACATGAATACAAATGGAGGGTTATAAAATGGGAACCAAAAGAGTAGGCTTGGCAAGAACCAAGGCTCTAATCGAAGGATTAAAGAGAGATTTAGATCTTGGTAAAACAAGACTTAAGCACACTGGAACAGTGCCGACACTGACCACCACCACCGCCGGTAACGGAACAACAGCAATTTCTGCTACATCAACAGACGTAGCAGGAGAGCTTACTTTCGCTAATACGTGGACTGATGGTGATACAGTCTTGGTAACATTTGCCGAGGCATATGGTACAGCACCAAAAGTTATTTTGTCTAACGCTGCAACAATTAATGCATCTGGCCAAAGCAGTGTTGAAATTGATACAATCGCCGTAACAACAGCCGGCTTTACATTAACTGCTAGTGGCACCTGTGCTGGAGTGATCACATATTTCGTAGTTGAAACTGCATAATTAAAAAAATATTAAATTATATTTCATCCCCCTTTCCTTTTGGATTGGGGGGTTTTTATTAAAAATACCATTTTATTAAATTTTTTTCGCCTACAATTTTTGAGATTTTCGTTTTTCGCATTTTCTGACTATTTATTAGCACAGGTTTTAAAGAAAGGAAATGTTATGAACCCACGTAAAAGACTAATGTTTAAGAATAGAGACAAAGCTCGACGAGCCGCTGCTGCTGATGCAGCATCAGTAAAGCCAGCTCCGGAGAAGGCCGCACCCAAAGCTGCCCCCAAGGCCGCGGCAACACCCGCACCCAAAGCTACTCCCAAAGCTGCTCCTGCGCCGGCACCCAAAGCTGCTCCTGCGCCGGCACCCAAAGCTGCTCCTGCACCCGCACCTAAAGCTGCCCCCAAGGCTGCTCCCAAGGCTGCTCCCAAGGTTGCTTCTGCTCCCGCTAAAAAATCAACAAAAAAGACCACTCGAAAGAAGTAAAGAGTTGAATACTTCAAAACTTATGTATTTTAAAGGTGGTCATTGATTACCTCTTTACTAATTAATTTAAGGAGCCCAATCAATGCCGACTAATCTTAGTCCTAAATCACAGCAAAGCGCTATTGTTTTAACATCTACCGGTTCAACTGATGATGTTTCTTCGGCAGTGCCATTTGGGATTTATACTGGCTCCGTCGAATTTTTAAGCGGTGCATCTGAACAAGTAGCTTATACCTACAAAAAATTAGGTGGTGATGTAGTTGACGTTGAATTGACAACTGCTAACGTTTATGCTGCATATGAAGAAGCAGTCTTAGAATATTCTTATATTATAAACTTACACCAGAGCAAAAATAGTATATCTAATGCTCTTGGAAATACAACCGGAACTTTTGACCATCATGGCAAAAGAATGTCAGGTCCTGTTAGTGCAAGTATGAAATATCCAAGATTTCAAGCACAACAAGAAAGAAGAATCGGTGACTCGATGGCTGCCATGGCAGGATTTGGTGGCACACTGCCTCAATATTCAGCCTCGTTTAATGCTGTAAACGGCCAGCAAGATTACGATTTGCAACAAATACTAGAAACTCAGTCGACAAGTGGTGTCGATGATGATGGAAATGCTGTGTCGTTTGCTGGTAAAGTAGGTAATAAAAGAATAATTGTCAACAAAGTGTTTTATAAGACCCCGCGCGCCATGTGGAGATTCTTTGGATACTATGGTGGTATCAATGTAGTTGGTAATATGTCCACTTACGGTCAGTTCGCTGATGATTCTACGTTTGAGATTGTCCCTACGTGGCAAAACAAAATGCAAGCAATTATGTATGAGGATTCAATTTACACAAGAACTTCGCATTATTCGTATGAGATTATAGATAATAAATTAAGATTATATCCTCGACCGGGCAACTACGGTTTCGAAACTATAAAAACCATGTGGTTTAGGTTCTATGTTGATGATCAAGATGTTTTTGAATCAAATTCTGGTTATGATGATGGTGTCGAGGGAGTCAATAACATCAATACGCTTCCATTTGGCAATATACCATACGAAAATATCAACTCGATAGGTAAGCAATGGATTAGAAAATACTCCTTAGCCTTGTGTAAAGAGATGCTTGGACAGATTCGTGGTAAATTCACAACATTGCCTATTCCGGGTGAGAGCGTCACGCTAAATCACAGTGAACTACTGTCACAAGCAAAAGATGAGCAGCAGCAGCTTAAGGATAAGCTAATGGAGATGCTCAAGGAAGTGGAATACAAAGAGCTTGTCAAATATGATGCAGAATCTGTTGAGGCTACCGAGAAAGTATTCAAAGCATCTCCGTTACCGATTTTTGTGGGGTGAGATAAATGTCAGACGAATGGGAAAGACCTAACTCACCGCCACCGCCTCTATTTCTAGGCAAAAAAGAGCGCGACTTAGTCAAGCAAGTTAATGATGAACTAATAGAAAAAGTTATTGGTCAGCAAATTCTGTATTACCCCATCGATATAGAAAGAACTGATTTCCATGACATGTATGGTGAAGCCATAGAGAAGACTTTTCTGCCACCAATTAGAATTTATGCACTTATTAATGTTGAAGAAGAGACGACTTCTTACCTTGAAGGTGTAGGTGTCGACGCCGATGCAATGATTAACGTTTATTTTCATGATAGAAGACTAACAGAAGATCAAGATGTCTATGCCAGACAAGGTGATTTTGTTTTATATGGTGATTTATATTACGAAATAGTTAAACTTACATCACCACGTAAACTTTTTGGTCAAGTTGACCACACATTTGAAACTATGGCGGTCTGTAGACGCGCCAGAAGAGGACTTTTTGATGCTACCTGATGATTTTGATTTTGCACAGTTACCGCCTTCAAGGGAAAGGTTCAGTCTAAAAGAGATTGGAATGCTTGGTTCTTCAATTGAAGATATTGATTATTCTATTGTATCTTGGCTGAAAGAGGACTTGAGTCTTAGCGCTAAAACAAATGCTGGCTATACTAGTGTTCCTGTTTTCTGGCAAGCGCCCGAAAGATCTTTCCAAGTTAAAAGTAATAAATCCTTAAGAGATGACGAAGATGCTATTATTTTACCCGTAGTAAGCATAGAAAGAACTGGGATCGTCAAGGATCCAGCGTTAAAAGGATCTTTTCAGGCGCATCTTTTTTCAGATAAAGGAAATGGCAGAACTGGTAGAATAGTTGTTGCAAAGAGAGTGAAAAAAGATAAAACTAGAAACTTTGCAGTGGCCGCTGGTACCCGTAGTGCGATTACTGGTAAAATTCAACAAAATTACCCTAGGGTAAACCACAAGGTCGTAATACAAACTCTTTCAATTCCCATACCAGTCTATGTCAACTTGGAATATAAAATAACGATTAGAACTGAATATCAACAACAAATGAATTCATTAATGCAGCCTTTTATAGCTAGAACCGGACAAATTAATTCGTTTTTGTTAAAAAGAAACGGACATATTTATGAAGCATTCATTGATCAAAATTTTGCTCATAATAATAATGTGGCCACATTGAACGACGATATTAGAATGTTTGAGACTGATATAACAATACGTGTTTTAGGGTATTTAATAGGCGAAGGTGATAACGATGATCGAGAACTTGTGAAATTTGAAGAGAACTTCGTAGAAGTAACATTTCCTAGAGAAGTTGCTCCACTTCCGGGCTCACCGAGCTTTTTTGACGACTAAATCAGGAACTGAACGTTATTTTGTCATTTCTCTTCCTCCTTTTGAAGATAGAAATACTATTTAAGTAATGATATACCAGTCATAATGACAATTTCATTCTAAAGAAGGAACACAACACTATGTCAGTCAAAAAATTCAAATTTGTGTCACCGGGAGTATTCATCAACGAGATTGATAACTCCTTTATCCCTAGGTCGGCAGACACAATCGGCCCAGCAGTAATTGGTCGAGCAACTCGCGGTTTGGCGATGCAGCCACTCAGAGTTCAATCATATTCAGAGTTTGTAGAAAACTTTGGAGATACCGTAGCCGGCGCTGCCGGCGGCGATATTTATAGAGATGGCAACTTGCAGGCACCAATGTATGGAACATATGCTGCAAAAGCTTTCTTGCGTCCAAACGTAGCACCTCTTACATATGTTCGCCTTTTGGGCCATCAGCACCCCAACAACACTGGAACTGCTGATGCTATGGCAGGTTGGAGAACTGCAAACCGTGCCGGCACCGGAAACGGTGGTGGAGCATTCGGTTTATTTGTTGCCAAATCTTCATCGATGGCAGCTGCACACGTAGCAAACACCAGAGTTGAAGCGTCATTAGCCGCTGTTTGGTATTTAAATGATGGAGTAGTGGAACTGTCTGGCGCGCTTTATGGCGGAACCGGAATAGATGTAACATCTTCCACCGCTACAGCTATTTTGTCTGATGGAAACGGAGTCTTTAAAGCAAGATTTGTCAGCGGTTCTGAGCAAACACTTGAAGTTGTGAACTTTAGTTTAGATCAGGATGACAGAAGATATGCTAGAAAAGTGTTCAACACTAACCCTCAACTAATCAGCAGTTCTGGTGGTGATTTTTATCCAACCAGCTTACTTAAGAACTACTGGCTTGGTGAAACTTACGAGCAAGAAACGCGTGATACACTTGATGGCGCCTTATCGGGTGAAACACTTGTTGGGTTCATCGCAAACATAGCTCTTAGTAGCTCTGCTACCAACACGATGGCTAATATGAAGGGTGTAAACTCGACTGAAGCTAAGGCTGGTTGGTTTATTGGTCAAGATTTGAATGATTCTGAATCCTTCCAAGCGACTGACGCAACAAAACTTTTTAGAATTAAAGGCCGCGGCCATGGAGAATATATCAATAAGAACTTGAAATTGTCGATTTCAAATATTAGACGTTCAAACAGTAGTATTTCTGAATACGGAAGTTTCTCGATTCTAGTCCGTATGTTAAGTGATGTGGACGGCGCCGTTCAAATTGTCGAAAGATTTGATAACTGCACCCTTGATCCATCTTCGCCTAACTATGTTGCACGTAAAGTTGGTGATCAGTTCTTACAATTCGATCAGTCTGAGAGAAGACTTAAGTTGTATGGAGAATACCCTAACCAATCTAAATTTGTATACATGGAAATGAATTCAGAAGTAGAAGCTGGAGCAACCGATCCCCTTCTCCTTCCTTTCGGATACTTTGGTCCTCCTAAATTTTCAGATGTCACTGTTGGAATCGCCGGGACTGCGTTGGCAGATACCACCCAAACTGCTTCGAATGGATACTTTTACACCCCCTCCGGAGCCGGCGCATATAAGCCCGCCCCAGTGGCCACGCTCGCCGTCGCCGTCTCTGCTAGTATTATAATTGATGATCTTAAGTCAGTTTCCGCATCTCTTAGATATCCTGATATTAGACTTCGTCTTTCGTCATCGGATGGTGGTGTATCGAAACCAGATGATTGTTTCTTCGGAATTCAAACTACAAGAACAGCTAATGGTAATAGATTCGATAGTAGCACTAAGATGGTTAATAGAGTTCTCAATAATTCAATTGGCGATGATCCTGTTGGTCAGACAATTACCGGAATTGACTCTTTCGCATACGTCTTTACTTTGGACGATGTTGTAACTAGCGGTTCTAGCGACACAATCGCCTTTTACCAGTCTGGCTCTCGCTGTCTGGGAAGCTCAAAGAGTGCTCTGGCCGGCTATACATCGCTTCTCGATGCTGGCTTTGATTCTTTCACCGCACCTTTCTGGGGTGGATTTGATGGAGTTGACATCACTAAGCCAGACCCGTTCTACAACAAAGGAATGGGCGCTAGCGCTAACGAACTTAACAGTTACGCTTACTATTCAATCTTGAGAGCTATTGATTCAACTGCAGATCCCGAGTTCGTTGATATGAACATGTTGGTAGCACCCGGACTTACAAATGAAGGTCTCACTAACAGAATCGTTGATATCTGTGAACACCGCGGCGATGCGATGACATTAATGGACATTGATGATGCATATATTCCACCACATGAGGCGTATTACGCATCTAAGTCTGCTCGTATCCCTAATACACCACAACAAATTGCAACTAAGGTTAAAAACCGCGATATTGATTCGTCATACGCTGCCACCTTCTACCCGTGGGTCCAAACCCGTGAGGAACAAAACGGTCAGCTTCTGTGGATTCCACCTAGTGTTGCAATGATGGGTGTTTTAGCCTCTTCAGAGCGTAAATCTCACCTTTGGTTTGCTCCCGCAGGGTTTAACCGCGGCGGCTTGTCAGAAGGCGCTGCTGGTATTCCAGTGGTTGGTGTTACCAGTAAACTTACCTCTAAAGAGCGCGATACTCTCTATGATTCTAATATTAACCCAATCGCCTCATTCCCATCAACCGGAATTGTAGTGTTTGGTCAGAAAACCTTGCAAGAACGTCAAAGCGCTCTTGACAGAATTAATGTCCGTAGATTGGTTATCTACTTGAAAAAGCAGATTTCGATTATCTCTACCCAGATCCTCTTCGAACAAAACGTTCCCAGAACTTGGAACCGTTTCAAGGGTCTTGTTGAACCATTCTTGGCCAACGTTAAAACTAACTTCGGTATTTCAGACTACAAGTTAATTCTTGATGAGTCTACAACCCCGCCGGATCTTATTGATCAGAACATCATGTATGCGAAGATCATGGTTAAACCAGCACGTGCAATTGAATTCATTGCAATTGACTTCGTTGTTGCTTCAACTGGAGCGTCTTTTGACGACTAAAAAAAACTTATAGACTATTTAAAGATACACAAGGAGAACCCCAAAAATGCCATTCTGGTCAGATGATTTTCGCTCAAAACCTGAGTTGAAAGATCCAAAAAGACAATTTAGATTTAAAGTTGAGATTACAGGTATTAATGCCGACACCGGAGGATCGCTCGTCTGGTATGCAAAGAGCATCAATAAACCTTCGTTTGAGATTTCAACTGGAGAACATACCTACCTTAACCACAAATTTTACTACCCCGGTGGTGTTACGTGGAACCCAGTGAGCATGACTCTAGTAGATCCTAGAGATCCTGATATGTCTGCTACCTTGGCAGATATTATTACTCAATCTGGCTACAGTCCTCCTTCGACTCCGGATGATTTAGGTTCGATGTCTAAATCTCGTTCTGCAGGCGCGTTAGGCACAGTGTATATTGCACAGCTCGATGGCGATGGAAACGAAATTGAAAAATGGACTCTCTGGAACTCTTTTATCACTAAGGTTGATTTTGGTCAACTTCAGTATGAAGGCGGAGAAGCACTTACTGAAATCAGCATGGATATTGCCTATGATTGGGCCCGTGTTGAAGTCATGCAAAGTAAAGGCTCTATGGCTACCGCCGGTAGTCAAAAAACCGAGTTCTTCGACGGCTAAAAAACAGTCTAAAATATTTAAATTTATGTTATAATTTTATTATCTAGTAAACAAGAGGTGTATATTGTCTAGAAATAGTAATCGTATAGGTGGAACAGGCGCAGCCGAACAAGACGGCGCGCCCCCACAACAAAATATGGAAAATCCAACTAATGACTTTGGCTTTGTTGTTCCAACAGAGTTTGTTGATTTACCTTCAAAAGGATCATTTTATCCAAATGGCCACCCACTGCATGGTCAAGACACAATTGAAATTAAGCACATGACCGCTAAAGAAGAAGATATGTTAACTTCTCGTAGTCTGCTTAAAAAAGGAGTGGCAATTGACAGAGTCATCAATAGTATTATTGTTGACAACAACATTAACCCTCAAGAATTGCTTGTGGGTGATAGAAATGCAATCATTGTCGCTGCTAGAATTTCTGCATATGGTGATGAATACAATACCAAGGTCACTTGCCCTAGTTGCACAACTCAACAAGAATATTCATTCGATCTAACAGAATCTTCAACCACGATCGAAGAAGACGATACATTTGAAGGCTTAGTTCAACAACAAGAGGGCGGAACTTTCACTGTTGTATTACCAAGATCGGAATTAGAGATTGGATTCCGGCTTTTAACCGGTAGAGACGAAAAAAGACTTACTTCCGGCTTGGAAACCGACAAGAAAACTAAAGGCGCTTATGAAAAAAGTGTCACTCGACAGCTTAAAAATATTATGGTATCGGTGAATGGTAACACCACTTCGCAAGCCGTCAACTATGTCGTTGATAATTTGCCATCTATTGACGCAAGGTATTTGCGTCAAGCATACAAGTCAGTTAATCCTAATATAGACCTAACACAGCACTTTGAATGCAACACGTGCGATTATGAGCAGGACATGGAGGTGCCGCTCACTGCGGACTTTTTTTGGCCTGACCGCTGAGTATATGGAAAACATATACGAGCAGTTTTTTTACTTAAAATATGCTGGTGGGTGGTCGTTTTCCGAAGCCTACAATCTACCAGTTGGTTTAAGAAAGTGGTTTGTCCAAAGACTGTCCAAGCAGCTAGCCGATGAGAAGCAGGCAATTGAGGATGCATCGAATAACCGTGGCGGAAAATCTCAAACATTGAGTGCAAATAATTCCCCTCCGGTACCAGCCGCATATCGCAAAAAATATGGACAGGGTTAAAGCCCTGTCTTTTTTTGTTGGAACTAATTAATTAAGCAAGGAAATTTGTTATGGCCGATGATGGTGATTTAAACTCAATTAAAGCAAAGCTTGAAGATCTAAGAGTAGAAGCTAAAGATTATCGTGATATCATGGAAGATAATGAAACTTTCATGGATATGATCATGCAGAAGCGTTCGGACGGTATTAAAAAAGAATTGGCTGAATTAAAATCTGCTAATCGTGAAAAAGCAAGAGAAATACAAAAACTAAAAACTCTTAACGCTGAAGAAAATAGAGATAGAATTCTTGCACTTCAAAGAGAAATAGACAAAAACGAAGACGCCATTGAAGCACTTGATGCTAAAACTGAAGCACAAGAAAGAATGAACAAGGCAGTGAAAAAGAGCATTGCCGAAACAATGCAACTCACTCAGGTTTATGGTGATCATGAAATTGTAAACGTAGATTTAATTGCCAGAATGGCTAAATTCGGTGCCTCCTTAACCAGCGGCGCTAATGTCGCCGCCCTGTTCGCCGGCGCAATCGGCGGTATTACAAACACTATGCTTAATCTTATATTCTCTGTCGATGAAGCATCATCCTCTTTGATGAGAAACACAGGAATAAATAGAGAGATGGCAGATGCTGTTTTTGCTAATAGGCAAGAGATGGCACGTCTTGGAGTATCGGTTGATGAGCAGGGAAAAGCTTTTGAATCATTATTTGGCACATATACAGACTTTACTTTTCAAAACCAAAAAACCCGTGATAGTTTAACGTCCACTACTGCTGTTTTGGCGGAATTGGGTATATCTACGGAAGATGCATCCACCGGACTTCAAAACACAACTAAGTTTTTTGGTCAAACTGCAGATGCTGCCGGCGCCACCGCAAGGGATTTAGCTGATTTTGGAAATATTATCGGCGTTGCGCCCAAGAAAATGGCTGCAGATTTTGCAGGTATTGGAGATTCGATTGCTAAGTTAGGTTCTGATGCCCCGCGGGCATTTAAAGATCTGGCAGTCGCTGCTAAGGTTACGGGCATTGAAGTAAACCGCTTAATGCAAATAACAGATAAATTTGATACATTCGATGGAGCCGCTGAGAGCGCCGGTAAATTAAACGCTGCTCTGGGCGGGAACTTTGTTAATGCAATGGATCTGATGATGGCTACTGACCCGATTGAGCGTTTCCAAATGTTACGTGATGGGATTACAAGCACAGGGCTATCCTTCGACGACATGTCTTATCGTCAGCGTCTGTTTTTTACGGAAGCCGCTGGCCTTGAAAGTGTTGGCGAGCTTGCTAAGTTAATGAGCGGTGATTTTACTGATCTATCTGGTGCTGTTAATATGTCATCGTCAGATTTTGCCAAACTTGAGGAAAAAGCAAAAGCAGTTCAAAGTATTCAAGAAGAATTACAAGCGATTGTTCAATCTTTCATCCCTGTTCTTCAAGATGTTTTAGTAGAATTTAGAGATCTGGCTAAATCCCTCGAAGAAAAC